CTTTGGCGTCTTGACTTCCTTGACGAAAGCCGTCCCCTGGAAGGATCCGGCCCCTGGTAGGGTGATTGTCACGGAGGTTCCCGCGTAAGGCTCCGAGGTTGGAATCATCGTAGCCGCGAAGGGAATCGCCGCTCCGAGCCAATTAAACACAACGTCAACCTCTGGATTCTTCCGAAGGTCCGAGGGCCGAAGTGCCTCAAACCCGGTTGTGTCCAGGCTGGTAATATCGAGCGAGTCGACGCTAATCGTCATTTCGCCAATTGAAACCACCTGGGTGGTGATAAGGCTAGTACCCGAAATCGTCGCTCCGAGTCCGGTATCTGCAACTGTCAATGCTGCCATGTTTAAGGCTCCTTGTAGTGGACAAGCATATCAAACGAAACTATGTACCTGTGCTCTTGATTGCCGTCTGTTGGCGGCTCTTGCATGTATTCATCGCCGGAATCGAAATCGATCCCGCAAAAAGTGTGTGAACTGACAACGCCCCGAAAGGCATCGACTCCAGTATCCCTAATCGCTCGACTGATCGCGCTTGCTGTGGTTCGCGTCAATGCGTAGCACTCGATCGTAAATCGTGCGTGAGCTAGCTTGCTGAGGCCCTGTAAATGGCTTTCGCGTTCGGTCGATGTGACGTAGTAAACCACGGCTGGAAGCGTTGCGTTTTGAACCAGGGCGTCAGGATACATACGCTGCCCGATGAGCGTAGATACCGCCGAGTAGCTTAGTAGCTTGGTTCGCAATGCTTCGCCGATAGCCGACATCGATTAACGCTCCCCGCTTGCGATGAAAATGTCTTTGGCCGTTTCGCTTGATCCGGCAATAATCCGGATGTACCGGACGCTTTCGAAAACGTCGGGGTTTAGTGCGATGTACCGACTTGCCGCAACGGTCAGGGAGTAGAGGCTAGACCCGTTGTAAAGGTCGAACCAGCTAGCCCCATCAAGGGAGCTTTGGAACGAAAGCGTAGTGCTAGCCAATCCGACCGGGGTGACGATCGCTAGGGGCATCGTGCCTTGCAATTGAATCCCGGTCGAGGTTGTTCCGGTCGAAAATGTTACCTTGTCGGTAAGCTTGAGGTTTTTAGCCAATTCGTAACTCCTTTACTTCCTTTTGAAGTTGGTTGACGAAAGCCGCTTCGGCAGTCCCGGAGGTTTGCCGATAAGCCCGCATGGGTGCGCGTTGCTCTTTGGGGAATGTCGCGACGGTCGCTTTTGATCGGTTGATTCGAGTGTATTGCCGTCCAGAACGGCCCGTATAAATAACAGGCGATCCAGGCTTGCCCCAATGGTTTCGCGTGTAGCTTTCGCCTTTGCGGTATGGCATGACGAATTGCTGTTTGTTGCCCTTTGGGTAGGTCGCTCCAATGACAACGCCAACGCCGCCCTTAAAAACCTTGTGGTCAAAATGCTGCTTTGAGTCGTTTTGATAGGCTGCGTTCTGCTTTAGTTTCTTTGACCATTTTTTTCGTGAGCCGCTTTCCCGCGATGATCTTGCGTGGCCCTGGCAAGCCGCCGCAACAGGCTTTGCAAAAGCCCCAAGGCATCGACCGAATGGAGCGTTCCTGAGCATCAACGGGATTTGGCCGATCTGCTTGATAAGATCCTCGTTTATTTCGATTGTGGTACTCATGGCAACACCGCCGAGCAAATAATGTCCATGTAGTTTCTCAAGCCGTCGACCATGTTTACCGCTGTGATTCCGTAGGTTTCGCCCTGGTAAACAACCCGCATTTGAACCGTGTAGCCCGATCGATACCGGACTCGAAAAACCGCCCGAGTCCCTGCCTCAAGTTGTCGACCCCTCATTGATTCGATTCCAGCCGTTGGCTCAAACTTGCAAGGCTCATCGACTACATAGGGGGACCAAGAAACGATAGGCTGTCCCGCTGCGTCGACCGTTTCTGTTGGTTGTTGAATTGTGCATCGGTGCCGCAGGGCCCCGGTAAGTTGGTTCTTAGGCCTCACTGCGCATACTCCCCATCGGGAAATTGCACAATAACCTCCATCTCGATTGTTACTAAGCCGCCGGTTTTAACCGTTGGCTTCCAGCACCTAACGAGGAATTTTCTTCCGTCTTCGCAAGTCAATCCACCCTCTGGGATTTTAATTGCTGCGTTAGTCCGGTCGAGCGGATTGGTTTTTTCTTGTGGTTTGTTCATGGGTAGCTACTCCGCATAAATCGCCGAACCAACATTTCGTAAGGTCGCATCGTTTGCATCGCGTCGGACATAAGCATGTCTCGGTTTTCAAAGTAGTGAGCCGCAAGCATCAAGATAGCCGCCCTAGCCGCCTCTGGTACGCTCTGCCCGTCTTGCGAGTGCCCAGCCTTGTACGTTACCGTCCAGGCATCCCAACGCGATACGGTCGCCGGTAGCGTCACTAGGTAAGCAAGCCGGATTTCGTCAACGTGCAATTGGTACTGACTGGCCGCTAACGTCTGGAGCGTGTTGAGTCCATCGTAATACTGAATCGAGGTTATCGAGTGAATCGGGCTTCGCGGTAGCTTCAATCCATCGGTCCAATAAGGCAACCGGACTCGAAGCGTTTGAAAGCATGTCACGCTGTCGGTATCGTGCTCCCATTGCTCCCTAGCCGCCCCAATCAAAGCGGTAAGGTGCGTATCATGGCTTGTGTCGCTGCTTGCGATTTCGAGTTGTTTCTTGACCTCGCTGAGCGTCACCGGCTCGGCTGTTGGCTTCGTCACTACTTCGGGTTTCAATCGCACTTGCAACACCCCTTTGAATCAAAATCAACGCCACGCCATCGGAGAGACTTTCCAGCCTTGAGCCAGCCGGAAAGCCTCTCCACATTGTCAATAGCTCGACGATCATTAGATCACCAAGCAAACATCGCCATCGGCAACACCCGCCGAAGTCGTTGGTGGCAATTTGCCGTAACCGAGGACAGCGACGCCCGCGATGAACCCGCCGCTAGAGCCATCGCCGAAGGTCGCGACAACCTTTAGGAATGGCTCACGGCCCCGCATGTCGACCATGAAGGCACAAGTCTGGCCGTCGTCGGTCGCGCTTGGCAAGGCAAGCGTAGCTCCGTTGTAGCCCGTTCCAGCCGCAAAAGTCGCTCCGGTAATGTCGGCATAAACGCCGCCACTCGTGGAGCTTTGCTGGAGCTTCAATGCCGTCATCGCAATGTCAGTTGCTCCGAGTTGGAGCACGATCAAAGCGAAGTCGAAACCTCGACAATCGATAACGTCAGCCGTCACCGTCGCGTTGTCGACGATTGCCGCTGGCTTGATTGCCGGAACACATTTCACATAATGCAAAGGATTCACAAGTCACCTACTTTCTTTTGTTGGGTTGGATTAGGAGGCCGAGACCAATTGAAGGATTGGGCCTGGGTTGCTTGCATCGCCGCGCTCGTGGACGTTGTAATCCCATCGCATCGTGGATCGGAAACCAATTTCGTCGGTCTCGAAGTACCGCGAAACGTCACCGACTAGCTCGAAGTTGCGACGCAAGCCGAGAGTGGAGGCCATTCGCAGATCCCCGAAGTAGCCAAACTTGGTCGATGCTCCGATGGTCTTTGGCAAGACCTCAGAGAATACCACTGGATAGCCGAGGAACTGAGTTACCGGCCCTTGCCCGAGGTCTTCCTTGTTGTTGCCGCCGAGGGCCAATTGAAGGCGTCCCATGACGTTCGACCAAACAGGCTTGGAGACAAACCAGACCGGATTGATTCCAGGAAAGGCCGGGAGTTTGCCAAGAGCTTCTTGGAACATCGCAATCGTGATCGTTGCCGCCGTGTTTTGTCCCGCTGCTGCCGTAACAACCGATCCGGCTGCGAGTGCATTGGCAAGACCTACGACGCCATGATAAGCCCCAGTTCCATCGCCAAGGAAACCAGCTTCGTCGGCTGCCAAGGCGTGAGCCAAAGCCGCTTCGGTTGCGATTTCTTCGGCCATCGAAATCGTCGAATCCTCGCTCATTTCGCTGGAGACCTTGGTAAGCGTTCCCCACTTTCGAGCGACGAGATTCAACGGCCCGTAGGTCGCTTGGGATTGGGTAAATTCCTTGGTTTCGCCAACAGGGTAAGCAACCATCCCGGTCAAGCGTCGCGAAGTCGTCAGCGTGTCCGAAACCATGTTGCGAACGAAGGCGTAACGTGGAATTACGCCGTACTGGACAACCAGACGAATGACACCCGCCACAAACTCAGGGGGGACCAAAACACCGGCCCCGGTTGGGTCGTTGGTCTGGAGCGTGTTTTGTACGCCGTGATCCTTGCACCATTGCTTGGCCGATTCGCTGCCGAAATGAGCTTGGAAGAACTTGCCGACGCGGAAGGCTTCTGCCTCTCCATCCGGCCCGGTGAACACCGCTAGGGGCTTGGTTGCCCGAGCCGTTGCCGGGACTCGGAAGGTAGCCCCTGCAAGCGGTTGATTGTCAACGTGTTGGCGTACCGTGTTGGAAACGGCTTGCTCGATCTTCATCGCCCGTTCGCGTTGCTTGGCAAGATTTTCGATCTGGCCCGGCTTGCCTTCGGTCCCAAGGATGGTATCGATCTCGGACTGCTCATCTTCGAGCAATTCCCGAGTCTCTTGGGTTGCGATTGCCTGGATCGCTTGAACCTTGGCTTGCAAGGCTTGGATTTCGTCTGCTAGTGCTTTCGCGCTCTTCATTTCGACTGCCCTTATTGGGTTGTGTGGCAGTCTTTAAACCAAGATAGCGGCATGACTGCCACGGGAAAACAAACTGTTTTTAAC